GGGCGCGGACTTGAGAGGCGCGGACTTGATAGCCGCGAACTTAGCATCCGCGAACTTGAGAGATGCGGACTTGAGAAGATCAATCTTGAGAGATGCGAACTTGACAGGCGCGAACTTGACAGGCGCGAACTTAGAATCCGCAGACTTGAGAGGCGCGAACTTGGAAGGCACACCGATTATTTATATGGACAATGTCGGTGATTCTAATCGTCGCCCATTCTTGCATGAAGAATTAGTCCATGCAGGATGTTTTCAAGATACACCTGATAAGCTAAAAGAGGCTGTAAAAATAAAATACAATGTTGGTAGTGACGGTTATAAGGAATATATGGCATTCATTGAAATGTGCAATGCTTATCTCTATGGCGAGGGGGGGTTAGAATGAAAACTATGAAGCTAGTTAAAAATCCAACCGGGCGGCGCTATGGTTATATTGACCATGATTTTGATAGAGCGAGAGAAGATGGCCTATTAGTCAATAAACCTATACCGATGGATAAAGAAGATTGCGTTGCTTCCGTTGAACGCTGGCAACGTTTTGCTAATACGCACCCAGAACCTCAGAAAAAGTTGGTCGCACAGCGTAGAATAGCGAGAGCATTGATTGCTTACCAAAAGCTAATTACACCAAAATTTGCCGTAGGCGATAAGGTGCAAGTGCTTAACAAAAAACGAAAAGCCCTCATGCAGGAAACCTATTTGATAACGAAAGTGATCGAATTGAATGGGGCAGCATGGTATGCGCTAAAGAATGCAGTTGGGCTAACATTGTCGCCCTGCAAGGCTTCTCAATTGGAGGCGGTATGAGACATTATCTAATAATACAAAAGAATGCTGGTAACGGTTGGGAGAAAGACGGTAGCGCGATTACAGACCTTTCTATTTTGCATGATGATTTAGATAGCGATGCTAGACATAACGCAGGTGTCGCTTATCGGGCTATTGATAGGCACACACACGAAATCGTTATCCCAGCTATCGTTTATGTTGAAATTGTCGAAACCGAAAAGACTACTATAAAGTGGTAGCAACATCCTTGACCGCTGCGCCTTAACAATCGAATTTAGTAAATGAACCAGTGGCGGTCAAGTTTTTATTGAGAAGTTTTGTAATCTAAGGTGCGTGAGATTAGCGTCCGTTGCACCTTAACAACTATATACAAAGCGACGGGCGATGCAAATAATGAGGCATTGCCCAATTATTCAAGGAACGCGAGGGCAAGTGATGGATATGTATTTAATTGATTGTGATTATGGCGGATATGACACATATGGCGGTTTTGTAATAGCTGCAAAAAATGAGGCTAATGCGATAGCGATAGCTCAAACCTATCAATCAAATGTATTTACTGATGATGAAAGTACAATCAAAATAATAGGAAAAGCAAGCGATGATATAACAGAAGAAGGTTTATTGCTTGCTAGTTTCCACGCTGGATAAGACAAATAGTTAAGCTAAAAGAAAATGAGGGCGAGTGATGGCAGACGTTACCAGAGAGAAAGAGACACTTAATTTTTTATGTAATCATTTCGATATTGGTCACGGAGATTTGTTGAGTGTTGAATATGTAACTCATAATTTCCATCAATTCAGAGTATTTAATCCAATTAGCGCTGAAAAAATTAGCGTGGTGATGCAAGAGTTTCACGGGAACGGTGAATTTTTCTTAGCTGGATATTGTAAAACAAACAAGCGGCTTTATATTCGAGATAATAGTTAGTGAGAATAACGCATTATAACGGCTAACTAATGGAAATTTTCCTTTTCGTTAGTACATTTTCACGAGTGAAAAAGAGGGAATATGTTAACAGTCAAAAAGCTACAATTAAAGATAGATGATAAGTTGGAAGAAATTAGGGATCTTCAAGCTGGGATAGAACATCTGCAAAACGAGTGTGAGCATGAAAGCGCACATAAGGAAGATGTTTGGTGGATTTGTGATAAATGTGAATTAGCAATGATAGGTTTCAAAGAAAGCGAGGACTAGTGATGGCAGACTTGTTTACAGCAGGTCAGATACACCTCAATTTGGACAAGGTAGTGACGTGGAGTTTTTCTGAGGGCGAGTTTCTTCATGATGACTCCGCACTAATTGTCGAATTCGATCACGAGATAGAGTCTAGCCATAATTCGCAAGGGCGTAGGCGTTGGTATTATCGTAACGAGTATGGAGACGATATTGATATTGCCTACGCTAAACTGGCTGAAGAAAACGAGGGCGAGTGATATGAGTGGTGGATCGTTTAATTATTTTTGTTATGACAGCGTTGGGAGTGGAGCTTTAGATAATCTTGATGATTTACGTGATATGGAGTCTTATTGTCGCAAGCTAGGAAAACATGAAGCGGCAGATGAATTATATGAATACCTCCTGTTTCTTGAGACAGTCGAGCGTAGAATGGCAGTACAACATAAGCGGATACAAAATTTATGTCGTGCTGTTGAGTGGGAAGCATCGGGTGATATAGGGATTGAAGGTATTGATATAGCTTATCGTAAATTGATAGGTAGTGAAGATGGAAAAGGTGAGGGCGAGTAACTTGACAATCTCTAGCCATTTCGCAAGCCGCCCGTGATAGGCGGTTTTTACAACTTCTTTACTATTGGTACTTGACAAGGTATACACTATGGTATATACTTTAATTAATCAAGTAAACAAAACGGAGCGACACAATGAATAACGAACTAGTGAAACAAGAAATTGAAAAAATTATAGCAAGTGAAGTCGACGCAGCATGGCGACAATACCCCGCAGGCGTAGCACAGAAAAAAGAGCTAACAGAACTTGGCATTATCGACCTTATGCCAGCAAACTTCGGTCACACGGACGCTAAAGTAGTTCTGGAAGCATTGCAAGAAAAAGTTACTGGAAATTTTGATGATGTTGTTACATTCAAAAGCAAACTCATGGAATTAATCAATGAGGTTGAAGAAGAAGTTGAAGAAGAAGTTGAATTAACATCACACCAAAAACAAGAAATCGCAAACTGTTATGCCCAGATAGAAATGTTGAAGAGTGACATTCGGCGGCGCGGTCATAAAGGGGGTTACATTTTATCAGACCTTCGGCATAGCATTGAAATGTATCATGATGAAATCGCAAAGATAAAAAAGCTATGAAGAAGCAACATAACTTCAAATTCTATGAGCATGTGATGGATATGCTCAGAGGACTAGCAACATCAAACGGAATGAGCAACACGGCTATTTTAGAATTACTTATCATTCAAGCTAGGAGTAACCCTATGTATACCGAAACATTTGAGCATGTAGAATATAAAGATGACTCACAATGCGAAACGTTAGTTGTCCGCGTGATGAGTGACGGAAATCTAAATGCTTATCGGAAAATTGAGAACTACGAACATAATCCGATACTCGAAATTGAAGAAATCACAGAGCAAGAAATTCGCTTGTGCCTGGCGATAGGACATGATGTAACACTACGTTATGACATTGCTAAAGAATATGCAAACGATACATCCAAAATCAAACAGAAACGCACGGCGACTAATATTTAAACATCAAACGGAATGAGCAACACGGCTACATTAGAAATGCTGAATTCAAGAACATGGGAGCAAGAAAATGAGAGAAATAACTATTGTTCTAAACAAAGATTATTATGATAAAAATACTATAACTCGTAACCACTTAAAAACGACCCTCCCTATCGCAATCAAGGTGGGATGGGTTGAGCTAGGTGCGATGATATTTCCAGAAGAAATAAGCGATACGAAAAAGAAAGATTCTCTGGGGAGAACGATATATCAGTATGATAGCGTTAAGTTTGTTATCCGACGCAAAACGGGGAGTGTGTCGTCACTGGGGTTCTTTGGACTCGATAGGCCCGAAACAGAGTTTTATCAAGACCAACGAAACGCGAGGGCGCTTAGTTATGAAGCGCGCAGACATAAAGCATACGCTTGGCTGAAAAACAAAACATAGAGATGCCAGAACGTGTTTCTTGTTTCGCAAAGTGAAAAAACGAAACCCAAAGCCCCAAACCGCCCGTAATAGGCGGTTTTTGCGTTTGACAAAATGGCAATTATTGGTTATGATTAAGTTCCCGACATCAATCACGGAGTAATCTTATGTAGCATAAAAAGGGTTTGGCAGTGTCCCCTCTGAACAACTGACCAACAGATAAAATATAGAGGTTGACGGCAAAAACCCTCATAATAAATATCCCGTCCCCAAGCCGCCCGTAATAGGCGGTTTTTGCGTTTACAGCCAACTTGTGCTATGATTGAGGCATGATTGATAATATGGAAGGTGGAATGCCTATGTTAATAGAGGCAATTTGTTTACACTTGATAGCCGATTGGATATTCCAAAATGACTGGATGGCAAAGAATAAAGGGTCTCTCGCACATCCTGCCGCTTGGGTACATGGAGGTATCCACTTTCTAGCTATGCTGATATTGTTTGCCCCAATGGTAGCAGGTGCTATTGCACTCGTTCATATGCTTATCGATACACGTAAACCTCTAGGTGGGTGGTCTAAATTCTATCGCCAAACGACTGAGGGCGAATACGCTATCCATGTCAGTATATGGCTTGACCAAGTAGCACATATTGTCGTTCTTTATTTAGCGGTAAAAATAATTGAACTGTTAGGACGGGCATGAAACAATTATCATTTTGGGATGACTGCTGGATGTGGGGTAGTGAACCGCTTGTTAAGCATCCCCATTCCGATGCTCGTTATTTTCATGGTGTCTCCGATACACTACTCCGAAAGATTATAGATCGTGAGTGGATACGCACTTATTCTTTATGGCGGCGCGATATGATTGCTATCAAGACTGATGAAAATGAGCTACTTGAGGTCATGGCTTTATTTATAGAAGCACATCAGGGCAATTATAAAAATGTTCAAGATTATATTGCGGTGCGGATAGGCTGTAGTCAACCGCGTGTTTCGCGTCTTTTGAGAATGATTAACATTGATATTTTTCTCGATGAAATGAACAATTATGAATATATTAACCAAAATATGGCTTTCATTAGTAGTGAGGCAATAGATTCAACGTGGAAACCATCCGAGAAGGTCATACAGCGCAAAAAACTAAGTATGCCTCGTATTTGTGCTGGAGGGTTTGAAGGATGCACAGGGGATAGCACGTCTGGTAAAATTCCTTTGTGCTTACCGTGCCATAAGAAAGCAAGTCAAGACTATGGGCTGATGATCTCGTATCCTCATTGGCTATTGGCAGAGATAGAACGTATCCGCAATGAGCATTACAAGGCGACAGTAGATGCGTGCTATGAAGATCATCATGGTACAATGTCGATAGATGAACTTGAATCATACTTAGACGCTGGATAATATTCTTACATAGGTCACACGACCATTTAGAAATCTGGGCAACCATGCCTAACTTTTCTTCTTAAAATAGAGCCATTGTCTTCCCAATGGCTCGAAACATTTCTAGGCATAGTAAACGCTTTGGCAATAGCTACTATAAAAACACAATCCATAGATGGTCGCCTAACGTAGTGAACGCACTCAAGATACTGAATACGGTTTGTTAGTAATTATTATCACGTAATTGAGAATACACGGATTCAGAGAACCGTGTACAAATAAACGGTAAGGCGTAACAGGTGCAATTCCTGATATTGTGACTTCAAAAACGTTAGGGGGCTAACACACATGCCTATAAAAAATATGATTGAAGAATTGAGAGCAGTCAGACAATCACGACCTGCTAGCGAACCTCGTAATATTGACATCAAAGATTACGAAGGCGAGTATGAAAAATACTGGGTCAATACAAGGTGGGAATACTACGCTGTGCTAGAGGGATTCTTATACGAATTTTCAGCTTGTGAGAGCAGGCGTAACAGCCTAGCCCAATTGCTAGAGGATGCAAAAGATGCCGGGTACGATCTGCCAGATGTAGAGGGCTTGCAAGAGCTATTGGGTAGTGTGCTAGATGACTGAACAAGCCAAGATTACAGATTTCACACCTGACAAGCATAACGCGAATAAAGGCACTGAGAAGGGCGCGATTGTCCTTGATGATAGCATTCAATTACTTGGCTTAGGGCGTTCTATTGTAGTCGATAAGCACGATAATATTATCGCTGGCAACAAGACTCAAGAGACAGCCGTTCAAAATGGTCTTGAGGATGCCATTGTAATTGAAACTGATGGTAGTAAGTTAGTCGTCGTCAAGCGCACGGATTTAGATTTATATGATGATGATGATGATAGAGCGCGAATGCTGGGTATTTATGACAATCGGTCAAGTGAACTTAATCTTGAATGGGATAAAGACAATCTTGATTTGATGTTACAAAATATCAATTCGGATAGTATCAGCGTGCAAGCGGCGTTATCTGAGTTGGCACAAGAGAATGATTTATACTTTGGTGAAGAGCCTGAACTTATAGACCCAGAACCACAGATAGACCGCGCAGAAGAATTACAAGAGAAATGGCAAGTTAAGCGGGGTGATTTATGGCAGATAGGGGAGCATAAGCTGCTTTGTGGGGATAGTACGGTTGAGGGGGATGTGAGTAGGGTTATGGGGGGTGAATTAGCACAAGGATGTTTCACTAGCCCACCGTATGCTGAACAGCGAAAGAGACAATACGGAGGAATCCCATCTGATGAGTATGTAGATTGGTGGGAGGATATACAAAAACAAGTGAAAAAATATTTAACTGACAACGGTTGTTTTTTTGTGAATATAAAGCCTCATGTCGAAGATATTGAGAGAACCCTATATGTATTTGATTTGGTTATTGCAATGAAGCGTCAATGGGGATGGTCTTATATTGATGAATTTTGTTGGTTACGTGCTGGAATGCCTAAAATTGTACGCTATCGTTTTAAGAATGCGTTTGAACCTATATATCAATTTTCAAAGTCCAAAAAAGATTTTGTGTTTAATCCTAAAGACGTTATGCACTATTCCGAAAATGTTCCTATTGCTATAGGTGAAGGGGCCGGAAATACGAATTGGGCAGGGTGGCAAGGATCTGCTGTTGCTAATATGCAAGGTGAAATCAGCGATTCCTTTAATGGTAGAATTGAAGCGGGTATGGCATACCCATCAAATGTATTAAAAGCATTTTCTAATAATAAATCATTAAGTCATCCTGCCGCCTTTGCTATCCAATTGGCAGAGTTTTTTATTAAATGCTATTCAAATGATAAAGATATTTGGTATGAACCATTTGCTGGAAGTGGTACAGTTGCAGTTGCTTGTGAGCAGTTAAACCGCAAATGTCGGATGATAGAGATTTCCGAAAAATATTGTGCTGTGATATTGGAGCGGATGAGTGAGATGGGTTTAGAACCTGAATTAGTAGAGCAATAAAAACCTCGCTATTTACGAGGTTCGTCCTGTTCATGATATAATTGGGCTAATGCTATTCGCCAGACTTCGGAACGTTTAACATTCAATAGCTTGGCTAATTCTTTGACCTTGACCTTATCATCTTCACTAACGCGCAGGTCAACTCGTTTATTTAATTCGGAGGTCATTAGGCTATACGTTGCGCTCCGCTGATGACCATATTTTTTGTGAAGGCCATTTTGTAAACCGCAATGATTTGAAAATTGCTATTGTAAACTGTCCATGTGTTGTTTTCAAAAATGATTGTTTCATTTTTATGTAATTGTTCAATTTGATGAGTTTTATAAAACATTTTGTTGCTCCGTTTATTTATTTGATTAATTAAAGTATAAGCTATTGTACGTACAAAAGCAATAGGCAATATTCCATTTTTACAAGTTTTTTGTTATTCAAGATGGCGATTAAATAATGGCAAGCGAACTATGGCAACGTCAAGATAGCGATACTAAAAAATCATATGAGGCGTTCCATATTTACCTAACGATGGGCAGGAAGCGTTCACTGCGAAAAGTTGCACAACAGTTAGACAAGAGTTTGACAATTATTGGGCGCTGGAGTGAGGCCCACAATTGGCAAGCCCGTGTTGCTGCATACGATGCACACTTAAACGCTATAGACTTGTTAGATTACGAGGATAAGCGGTTAGCTAGTAGACATAAGCGTCAAGACATTGTGCAGGGCTTAGAGAGCTTATTAGGGCGTGTAATGACTGAATATCAGAAAGAGTTAAACCCTCAAACGATTAGCCAAATCGCAACGGCAGCAAAAACCATCATGGGGGAGTCACGCGCTGAATTTAACGATGAACCAGCGAAGCGCACAGAACTAACTGGCAAAGACGGCGGCGCTATTGAACAAAAGATAACATGGGAGCAAATGTTTAACCGTGATACCGACAGCGAATGAGCTAGTACATGATACAATAGCATTTGCTGAAAATATGCTGATGGTACAAGATAAGGCGCGCAAGCTAGTCCCGCTGCGATTGAACAAAGCACAATGCCATTATTTAGCACACAAAACGAAACGCGACCTCATATTAAAAGCGCGGCAGCTTGGTTTTAGTACAGCTATACAAGCAGAAATGTTCAGGCTCTATACAACGGGCGCGGAGAGTGTGCTAACGATGGCAGACAAGCAAGATAATACCGACAAGCTACGGCGCATGGCGGAGCGCTACTATGATAAATTACCGCCTAACTTTATACCTCCTGTTCGCAGCGAGGATAACGCAAGCATGACAGTTTATCCCAATATCGGCAGTGAGGTACAAATCGCCACAGCAGGCAGCCGAACTTCTGGGCGAGCGAGTACCTATACTAGATTTCATGGTAGCGAGGTTGCCTACTGGCGTAATGCCGAGTGGGTTATTTCCGGCGCGTTGCAAGCGATACCCGAACATTTAGACGATACATGGGTAGTATTTGAAAGCACAGCCAACGGTGCAAGCGGTTGGTTCTTCGATGAATGTACTGCCGCCTTAGCAGGTGATAGCGAATGGACGCTACATTTCTATGCGTGGTGGTGGGAATCTGAATACAAAATAGCTTTGTTACCAGATGAAATATTAGAATATTCAGATGAAGAATTTGCATTAGCTGAAAAGCATAATCTATCGCCAGAACAAATTAAATGGCGGCGTAAGAAACAACGCGACTTGAAAGAAATGTTTCAACAAGAGCATCCCGAAAGTCCAGCGCAAGCCTTCCTAACGACGGGGGACGCGGTCTATACCATCACTCAAGATATGCTCTATGCACCGACGGAAACAGAGGCAATCAAAGGGCATACTTACGCAATGGGGGTAGACTGGGCAGCCAATATAGACGGGGATAGTACAGCCATCTCTATCTATGATGCTACAGATTACCGTGAAGTTTTTGTTTGGCATACGAAAATGCGTGATGATGATGCCGTACTTGATGATATTGTAGCATTTGCAAAACAGTGGAATGTATCGTTAATCCGACCCGAATACAACGGGCTAGGCATTCCATACGTTAGTCAATTATGGAAAAAGATAGATGCCCAACAATGGGACGATGTATATCCGATTGTTGATAAGTTTACCATGACTCAACGTGGTAAGGATAAGTTAGTTAAAATGTTAAAATTGGGGCTGAATGAAGGGTTACAATTAGTTGACGATGCCTATGCCAATGCAGAATTACGGATATATAAGACCGTGAAACAATCTGCAAACGGGATGTATTCATACGGACACCCAAGCGGAAAACATGACGACACAGTAGATGCACGATTGTTAGGACATGAAGCCTGCTATCGTTTGAAAGATTATTAAATGGTATCAATTTTGCAGAGAGCATCAAGCGCTATAAAAGCATGGCAAAACCCTAGCGCTGACAATTCAATCAAATATTCTGGTTGGTCATTATACGATACGATGGGCGGCCTATCTTCGCGTAATAATGACATCCTGTATAGCGAACAGGGCGCAGCGCAAGCCTACGGCGTGATGGTCGGTGTTCAGGCTGCTATCCGCTTTTATATGGACGCTATCGGCTTGCTAACATTACAGCTAAAAGATAGCAATGATGAAGTGCTATGGGATAGTACACAATCCACACCGAAAGATGCAAATGATTTTGAAGGCGCAGCGCTTGTTATTGCAATGGATGATTTTCATACAACGTATTACCATGACTATCGGTCAAGTATCGTGTTTTCCGATCTGTTGTATGCCGAAACTTATACCTTCACAATCCCTAATAAATTCAACCAGCATACCGTGTTAGAGTGGATTAACCCACTTCACATAACACCGAACATCCAACGCGGTATTATTCAAAATTTTCAGGTTTCAGGTGACAAGGGGTTTAGCAACTTACCACCTGATAGCATAGCTTACCGGGTTTATAACCGTAGCCCGTACAATGATTTACGTGGGCAGTCACGGGTATTAACTGCGATAGATGCAATCAATATTGAACGGAACGCAAAACGCGCTGTCAGTGGATATTTTGCTAATGGCATGATTTTAGGTGGTGTGGTATCTCCAGCGACAGATGACCATCTTGCACCGCCTGAAATTGACAAAATGCGTAATGATATGAGGCGTGGTAATGGAGGCGTAGCTAAAGCATTCTCATGGGTATTTACTCCTGTGAAAATGAATATAGAAGCATTTACCGCGCAAGATATGGATAAGCATTATGAGATCGTAAAATCAACTCGTAATGAAATCATGATGGCATTGGCAGTGCCAAAAGAATTAGTAGGCGATAGTGAAGGCGTAAGCTATGAGAACGCAAAACCTGTTATGGAAAACTGGTTACGCATTCAAGGTCGCGCGTATGCTGATAGCCAACTGCATTATTTGAATAAGAGTTTACTACCTAAGTTTGAAGCCGATACAGATGTTACTTTTAGTTATGACTTCACACAGATAGATAGACGTGATGCGGCGCTGGTTCATGCTGATATGGACAAAGGTGTGATTACATTAGGTGATGCTGCAAACGAGCGCGGGTTTGAAGCTGACAAGGATATTGTGGCAGCCAATATTCGCATCATCGGCGGTGTGCCTTATACGAAAGAACGCTTACTCGCAATTGCAAATGGTGAGGTTGCATCAGTCATGACTCGCCCTGATGGTACAAGTACGACAAGCGGCGGCAGTAATGATCCTGTCGAATTAACAAACATCCCGAATGAGCAAGTATTCGGTTATCATATTGAAAGCGGCATTGTTGATATAAATGAAGCACGAGCGCAAATTGGATTACTTCCTAAAGCGCCCGAAGAATCGAATAAACTACAAGCCTTACAAGCTCAATTCGCTGTCATGGTGACAGCGAATCAGGCAGGTATCCCCCCTGCTATATCGGCGCAAATGGTAGGCGTAGTAATTCCAGAACTAAAACCAGCGCCTGCGCCAGATGATGACAGTGAACCGATAGAAGCAAAGCATATTCACATTGGTGAACATCCTGTCTTTATCAATAATGTAAAATCAATACATAAGACCGACCTTGATGAGTTGATTGCTTGGAAGCGAGTCGTTAGCAAGAATAGCAAGACCGTTTTTGAACCTATTCGGGTACGAGGCGATTTAGGCGATACAATCCAATTAGGCCTAGATAATGCTAAGGGTGATATAAAAGCTATACGCGCCGTATTTGATGATGCTAAGAAGGCGCTAGAGGATAGAATAAAGACTATTCAGGCCACAAGGTTACAATTTGAAGACAATTTCGATAACCTTCTAAAAAGAGCGCGTGATGAAAAGATGACACGTTCTAGTTGGTCGGCATCTATGCGAAAGATTATTCGTAGTTCTGGGAAGAAAGCATTTAGCGATGGTTTGATAGATTTTGGTGTATTAGATGGAATACCTAGTGAGGAAGACCAAGACGAAATTGTGCGTTTAATAGCTGAACAATCTCCGCATGTGACCGCGTTAGGGAACGTGCTTTACAAAGAGGATGGTATCACAGATGATTTGGCAGATATTAAAGCCGCGATGTGGTATGTTAAATCTATTGCACCATTTTTTGACGCTGGCCGTTTGTCAGCTAATGGTAATCAGATGGTAGAATTTGCTGGCGATGATGGCGAGGATAGTTGCAACACTTGCCAGCGCTTAGATGGTCAAAGACATCGATTCAAAGTATTTGCCCGTAGGGGGCTGAGACCGGGAGTAGACACTGAAAACTTTGATTGTAATGGGTACAACTGCGACCATAAACTAGTGCCTGTTAGCGCACGCGCTAGGGGGCGTATTTAACATATAATCTGGTATAATAAGTCGATGCTAAAGAATAGCGTGAGAGCAAGGGCAAGGGGCAATTTCTAATATCATTCCTTGACTACCTATGTTATAATGGTAGTATCGAAATAACTAAGGGGAGTTGATAATGCTCGACAAAATTAGGGTTGTTGCCTATCTTGATGTGGCGATTAGTGTTGCAGACATAGCGCTAAAAGAATATGACGAATTGTCATATGTGGATAGTCTGAGAGTAACGGCTTCTGAACGTGCTAGTGAGAAGAAAATACGAAAAATTAAGGAATTGTTATTGAAGGTTTATAGCGATTTGCATGTACAAATTGAAAAAGACTCAAAGGCATAAGGGGAGTTGATATGAGGCGACACGTTCATGCTGACTGGACACAAGTTAATATTTATAGAGACAATGATTTGTTTCGTACATTTTATTCTAACCCTGAGTGGGATGGTGCGGTAACTGATATGCACTTAGGACTTGGCGACATTGAAATACATATCTACGGCAAATCCCATACAAAGTTGATTACAATAATAGAGTCTCCTAGAGGCAAGATACAAACTGTCGTGGGTTGGGGGTGGATAAAGTCACAATGGGTGCGTATTAATAACGAATGGTGGAAATTAAAAAAGGACGGTAGCGCCCATAACCTACTAAGTGGCTTAAACGCAACGTGGGGCGGTAGCCATTGGGTTGAAAGTAGTATCGAATAGAAACTTAGTCGAACAGCCACATATCGTTAATATCCTAACACTTGCCAAGCGCAGGTGTTTTTGTTTGGAGTGATAGCATGACTAAACAAGATACATCAGTAAAGTTTATAGGTGATGGGAAAGTTGGCGGCTATCTAGTTGTCTTTGGTGATGTCAACACCCGTGACCTACAAGGCGAATATTTCACAAAAGACACTGAATTTAATTTAGACTGGTACGAAGTCCGCCCTGCCTTATATCATCATGGGCTAGACGGCGAACTTGCTGCCGCGCCTGTTGGCAAAATTAACAATCTTAAAGTTGATAAGGTCGGTATTTGGGCAGAAGCGCAATTAGATATGCACAAAGAATATGTGGAAGCGGTCAACAAATTAGTTAAGAAAGGTATTTTACACTGGTCATCAGGAAGTCTTGCACATCTTGTAGAGGTTACGAAAGATGGGCAAATAAAGAAATGGCCAATTGTAGAAGGTAGTTTGACACCAACGCCTGCTGAACCACGAAAAACCGATATTCATTCTATTAAGAGTGCGTATGCGGAACTTGGGTTAGATACAAGCAAATTGAGTATCCCAGCGCAAGCGCGTAAAGATGCAAGCAATGAGCATAAAGACGCGATAGCTGATGAAACAAGCAAGATACATGAAGACACTGAAAACATAGATGAGGAAAATATCATGCCAGAAGAACTTATGGCACTATTGGAAAGCATGCAAGCACAACTTTCTGAAATCGCAGCCAACATGGGCGCAAGTGACCCTGAAAAAGTTGCTGAAGAAGTTGTGGACGAAATTAAAGCAGAAGACGATGATATGAAAGAAATTCCAGAAGACGAAAAAGCTAAAGCATTTGCTGAAAAAGCTATGCCTATCCTAACTCGTATCGTCGAAAAACAACTTAAGATGCGAGATGATGCTAAGAAAACACTTAGCGAAGCAGCAAAAGCCTATGGTAAGAATGTGAAAACACAGCAACCACTGGGCGCTTATACGGGTAACGACCCGAATAAAGCAGACTCTCGCATTCAAGTCGGTGACAACCTTCGCACAGCGCACCTAAGCGCTTCCGATATGGCACTAGCTGTTGTAATGCGAACAACACCCGCGAAATCACAAGGCATTCCTGTGCGTTTGGAAAACTATTTTGATGAACCATTTTTCAAAGAGATGGCTCACAAAATGCACCTTCACGCAGATAGCGAACCGTACACAAAAACCCGCCGCGCACAAAAAAGCGGCTATCATATGGATTTAGGCAGTCGTGCCAATTATCATGTAAAATCTACTATTCCATTCAAAGCGGATGAATTGAACGCGGCAGTGATTACAGGGCAAGGCGCAGAGTGGGTAGCGGAGTGGTGGTCAACTGACCTTTGGGAACGAGAACGTTTTGCAACGCATTATGACACAATGGTATCGAAAGGGATGCAGGTTCAGATGTTGCCGCAAGGTGTCGATATTGCACGGTTTAGTACCGAAGGCGCGGACCCTATTGCATATGTAGCAGGCGAAGCCCGTTCAACTGACGCTACAGGACGGCCCGAAACAACGTTAAATATCAACCCATTCGCAACGGGAACAGTTTCGATTACACCGAAAGAAATCAAAATAGCAACCAGCACAACAACTGTTCTTGAAGAGGATAGCATTATTAATGTTGTCACTCAAGTTAATCGGCAACTGTCAGAAAAAGCATTAGCAACACGCGACCAACTGATGGTGAATGGCGATAACTCAACAGGAACGACAAATATCAATAGCGACGGAACAGCGCCAGCAACGGGGCTGAGTACACCTTACTATATCGCGTCTGATGGTTTCCGCTTGGTTGGTTTAGCCAATGGTCGTGATGCTTCTAACGTTTTGAACTTGGCACAATATCGTTTGACATTAGAGCAGATGGATGGCGAGTTGCGTCAATTCTATGATCGTATGGTGTTCATGATTGACCCGCAAACCGAAATGGCTTCCTTAGCGATTACCGAAATTGCAACCGATGATGTGCGTCGTACAATGGCAACCGTCACAAGCGGCCGTCTTTTGAATATTCATGGCATTGACGTTTTGGTGAATGGTTGGATACCTCAAACGGACACCGACGGTAAAGTTACAGGGACAGGGAACGTGTCAAATCGTGGCTCTATCTTGCTAAATTATGCTCCATATTGGGGCGTAGCTTGGAAACGTCAAACTACGCTAGAGACTGCACGCGATATTTATAGCGGTAGCAATATCTATGTGATGTCTATGCGACTTGGCTTTATTGAACGCGGTACAAACGCTTCTGCATTGTCCTACAATGTCGCTACAACAGCAACTTAATCGGAGGATAATATGGCTACACAAGCAATTCATCACACAGTCAAAGGTAAGCCTGCCGAATTAGGTGACACTGATATTGATGGGGCGTTAGAAGTTACTGGCGCGTCAACTCTAACAGGTGCAATAACCGCAACAGGCGGCGTTATAGGCGGCGTTACAGGTGATGTTACAGGTGATGTTACAGGTGAGCATACTCATAGCACACAAGAATTGACAGCAAGTGGTGCTGTCACACTTGGAAGCGGCGTATTGCTTTTGAATCATGCAACTGTCGTTATCGCAGCTACCTTAGCCGCGCCCGTCGCGGGTGCAGAGCTATATATAATCGACAACGCCGCAAGCGGTACGGCGGCGCACACAGTGACAACAGCCGCAGGTGTGACGTGGGATGGTACAAATAATACCGCCACATTTAACGCAGTCGGTGAAGCGTTACATGTCGTAGCTATTAGTGCAACGCGATGGTTCATACTCGAAAATATCGGCACAGTCGGTTTGTCGTCAGTCTAATCCATAGGAGGATATTATGGCAGTAACAACTCAAACGAAGTTAATTCCTGATGGTTTACCAAATCCATCAAGTCCACAGTTCGCATATCAAGAAATTACAGCCGCAGGTGCGATTACAATCCCATCGGGAGTTGTCGTAATCAACGGAACGACTCTTACTGTGACCTTAGCAGCACCTCGTCACAATGGGCAAGTTTTGTTTATCACATCTCAAAACGCATCGGCTCACATCGTAGACTTAGCCACAACAGGCATCAACGGGGGGTCAGGCGATGAAGGCACTTTTGGCGGCGCTGTCGGTGACTGTGTTACAATCTTTAGCTATAATAGTCATTGGTGGCAAGCTGCAAACGTAAATGTCACTTGGGCGTAATTTGCATAGTTGTAATTGACGGTAGGCTTGTTGTCTACCGTCTTCTATAAAGGACATGAGATATGGCAATAACAAGACGAATTATTCCGACAATCTCAACAGGCGCTTATGCAGATGGTGATGTCATCGGGGGTGAACTATCAATCGCTGTTGATATTGGGATAAGTGGTTTTTTGAATTACATCACTATCTTTGATAAAGATGGTAAGGATGCACCTATTGATTTCTTTTTCTTCAAGACAAGCCTAGACGGTACATATACAGATAACGTCGCTTTTGCATTAGATAGTGACGATGAAGACAAATTGTTATTTGTTGTGACGATTGTAGCTGCTGATTATGTAGCAGCAGGTGCAGATAGTGTCGTTACAGTCAGCCCGTCAATCCCGTTAGGTATAGCTCCAAGTGTTGCAGGCGATAATGACTTGGTGGCAGTAGGAGTTATTCGAGCTATCCATACTTTCACAGCAGCAACCGATTTACAAATTACATTTGGGATAAGTAAATGAAAATCAACTTGTTACATCGTTACCAAAGCGCTGCTACAAATGAAGAGGCGTTGCAAGCGGGCGAACATGATTTAGATGATACCATTGCACAATATCTGATTGACAATGGCCATGCAGTTATTGTCGAAGCCCCACAAGATGAAATCATTGTAAGCAAACCAAAACGCAGACGGCGTAAGACTAGCTAATGGTCATTCGTATGACAGGTTCATTTGATTTTGAAGCGATAGATGATTTAGCAACATTCACTCAAGTAGTAAACATTATTCATGAAGAAATACTTGAGGAAGTGTTAGATGAGATTGAACCTGATTTGATAACTGAATTATCAGAAGATGCCCCGCCCGTTGCCCGTCCGATCCAATGGACTAGCGAGCGGCAAAGACGCGCTTATTTTGCAACGGATGGTTTTGGCGCTGGTATACCTTATCGAAGAACAGGCAAGCTAAGGAAAGCGTGGATTGTGGAAATACGAGGCAACGCAATCGTAGTAGAAAATCCATCAGAAGTTTCTAAATTTGTTTATGGTTCATTAGCACAAAATAGAAGCCAAGCCTTGCGATTTCAACAAAGATTCCATGTCAACACAGGATGGCAACCTGCTACCGATACTGTTAAAAAGCATCTTGACCGAGCAGGTGATTTGTATATCGAAAAGTTTGATGACAGATTAGCAGGCATGGCAAGCGGAAAAACAAAACGCCGCGCCTTCACGAAAGGGGCACGCAGAACATGAATAAAATGACTGGAACATTAGTAATCACTGAAACTCAATCAAGAGATTTTTGCACATCGAAACCTTATGACTTTTACGATAAGGATAGGGATTGTTACATCACCATTACACATGAAGGTGGTGATGTGATCGGGATTAGCAAAGAAATCTTAGAAGATGCACATGAGTGGGCTTTGATACCCTTAAATGATAAAGATTATCAGTGGGGGAGATACCACCTAGCTTGCATAGGATGGGAATACGACGATTGCCGTACCATGTTATTTAGTTTATCCTCCACCGATGCGGACGAATAAGGCGACAGAATAATGACATACTACGCAACGCCGCTTACAACTTTAGATGATGTCATCAGACAATCGCGCTTACAAGATGCTAATGCGGCGACACCAACGGCCACAGTCCAGACAACAATTGATAGCGCTGATGCGAACACATTATCATATCTTAAAGTTTTGCTAAATGGTGTATCTGATGCAATGCAAAAAGCGTTAAATCGTAGGCTTACACCTTACGATGAAACCAAAACATTCTATATGCGCTATATTCGCGATGGTGGTCTAATCTATGACCGTGATTGGGCTATGCGTATCTTCACTTTGAACAATGAAGGGGGTGATGATAGCTTAGAAATCACATCACTAACGTGGGTAGGGACAGCATTTACGAGTTCTGATTATCGTTATGCACTACCGAATAGTTCACCTAATCATGAATTGGTTTTCAATCACCAAACAACATTGGCGGCATTAGACGACTTTACCGATAGCGTGTCGATTGTCGGGACGTGGGGTTATCATGATAATTTTGCTGCGATGTGGTTAGATAGTGGCGATACTGTGCAAGATAATCCATTGTCCGCAAGCGCGACTAGTTTAACCGTTGTTGACGCTGACGTTTTTGAAACCTACCAACTTATTCGTATTGAGAGTGAATATCTATTCATTAGCTCATTGAATACCACAACCAATGTATTGACGGTTGAGCGCGGCAAAAATGGCAGCACCGCAGCAAGTCATGTTACGTCAACTCAGATAGATACATTCGTTCCGATGCCAGCAGTAGCCAAAGAATGCCGACGGCTTGTTATCAGAGCATGGTTTTTACGTAATCCAATTGGGAATGTCGTAGTCAGTAATGAACAAATCAAAGAACTCGTTGAAGGTGAAATGAATTTATCGTCAATTCCACGTCTAATGAGGACATATTCTATCTAATGTTACAAGAACAAAAAGAACGTATCATTCAAATTATTGAAAATATGGGAACGGCGCAAGGCTTACCGTCAGGCGTAGCTATTGAATCTTTGGCACACGGTGTAATCAGCCTTGAAAATGTGACCTTGCCAGCAGTTTTAAGTGTCCCTGCAAACATTACCTATAGGCGACAAAGTGGTGACCAGTTCCTTGTAACGTGCCAATGGAATCTATATTTATATATTCGTCAGGTAGGCACGGGGAATCAGCCGCAAGCAGAATTTGAACCGCTTGCCTTATTAGATATTTTTGCAAGTGAATTTTTAACTAGACCCCAATTACAATTTAGCGATAACGGATTAACAGGGATTGTCGAAAATGCAGAGTTTAACAATCCGCAAAATTTAGCCCGTCCGATTACCTATCCACCTACCGATAGTAGAGGGGCGCGGTATTGGGGTGCATTATTTACATTAACAGTCACGCAACGTCAAACACACACGCTTAATGAATCAGGAGCATTAACATGAGTAAAGATTTTCTATATGGTGTTTTCTATGTGCAATACGCATTTCGAGACAATTCAGGCTATCCTATGGGTAGTACGATTGCCCCCGATGCGGTTGCAGACGGCACGACTACCCATGCCGTATTGATGACTAACCCAGTCGCATTTACACCCCCTGCACCAACTTTTGAAACCGCTATCGATTTTGGTGGTCAGAAGATTTTAGCGCAAAAAGATTTGGGCGTGTCAGGGTTCGGGACGGGTACTCTAACATTATCTGAATTTGATGACTCATTCCACACGCACGTAACAGGCGGGACAGTCGATAGCGCACAAGTTAGCGGTTGGCGCTCGGTTGGTTTGAATGTTAATCAGGTAACTAGCCCTTCATTTGTACTTATCGTATCAACAAAAGCATTCGATACAGTCGCGAGTGCGGATAAATGGTCACATTGGATTTTCCCCAATTGCCAGATTAAAGTTACACCTCCGGGCGCTTCACAATCAGGCGGTGTTAATCCAACGCCTCTTGAATATACAATTGTACCGAATACCTCAATTCGTGATGCAAGCGGCGAATTATTCAGTGGTATGACAATGACCTTGCAAGATAACGCCGATATTCTTATTCGCAAACAAACGGGCAACCCACTAGGGCTTACAACCTATGTAGAAGCGGCCACCCCCGCGAACACTTTCATAACAGGCTATCGCCCTGTCACAGCAACAGTCGATGATAGCGATAAAATATTCACAGCCGATGGCTTGGTTATTGCAGCTTCATCACATAATGTAACGACTGGCGTTGTCGTAACAACCAGCATTACACAAAGCCAGAAAGTGGTATCTTTGTACGAAACCGTTTATACAGCTATCTAAGGAGACCTAAATGATTAAGAATGACCGCATAGGAACATTTGAAGAATGGCCTAAAGTCACCATATCAGGTGCTAAATACATACGCCCCTGCTCCACGATTGTTTTGGGACATGGCTATTTTGCAGTATTAGATAATGCAAATAGCGCTGATGATATTGAAGAATTGAAAGGCATTGTTGAAAAGGCAATGGCAAAAGACAACTTAAAACTAAGGGTGGAAAATGTACAAACCAAAGACAAAAAATCATAGTACCGAAATAGGGACGTTTGAAATGTTGGAAGGCGTTCCTTTTCGTGTTAATTTGCTAAACAGAGTTGTTGAGGGTAATGGGGCGGATGGTACAAGCCTATCCACGTCATTCATTATTATAGAAGGCTATATGTATGATTTTATAGCCAATGGTGATAGTGATATAGGCGAATATGTCAAGACCCGCGCAGGATTAAGTTTGCAAGAACGTTTTGATTTGTTTGGTGTGGCGGTGGATTTTGAACGCAATGAAATTATTTATGAAGCATACAAGGCAACCCGTGATGATGCTCATAAAAAAGAAGCTATACCAGATGATGATACAGGCGAAAAAAAAGACGTATCACAGAACTCGAAAACACCATCAAAAGCACCATCAAAGGAAAAAATTTAAGCCGAAAGTTAAAAGTAGGCGATAACATGATAGCAGTCGCGCCGCCTCAATATGACACGTTAGTCAGTTGGGATATTGAATTGTTAGACAGGGCGGTTCGCTATTGGCAAATATCAGGGTCGCCATTCCCTCCCAGCATTGATGAAATTCTATATCGTGATATGACTTGGGATGATGCTTGTTATGAGTATCGGTATGCAATAGATTTCTATGAAGACTATCAGAAACGAAAAAGCGCAGGGTTAATCTAATATGCTAATGATAATATCACGTTTTTATCAAAGTTTATCGGCACTAACAATATTGGGTACTTTTATAGCAATGATAAACAGCCCTGATCGTTTTTTTGTGTTCATTGTTGGCTTCATGAGTTCGTTAATATTGCTAACGGTAGCAATGGTAGTGAGTGAATTATCAGACATGAAAATACAATCAGAACTGCAAATCAGGTTCGTGAAACGGTTGGCTAAAAAACGCAATGGTTGATGAAACTCGCTCCGTAGAGCTTGCAATTGATAATAAAAGAGCGCTTAAAGAACTAGCGGAACTTCGCAAAAGTCAAGAAGACCTAGCGAAGTCAGCTGCTAAGGGTGATAAGGCATTTGATGAAGCCGCCAAAAGTATCAACAAATTGCAAAAGCAAGAACGCGATTTAATAAAAACACAGCGTGTGTTAGATGATAGTTTCGATAAAGGAACAAAATCGCTTAACGAACAAGAACGTGCGGCGCGTGATTTATCCGATGAATTAGATAGATTAGACCAACAAAAAAGCAAGACCGCGCAGCAAGTCGGTTTAGCCGGTGATGTTGGTAGTGCAGGACGTACAATCGGCGGTGCTGTTGGCGCGTTAGGTGGGGATGTTGGCGGGTCGATTGAAAGTGCCATTAGTGCATTATCTGAATTGCCTGATACATTGGAAGCCTTACCATTATTGAAAGATTCATTTTCTGCATTACCAGCGATTACAACAAAGGTCACAGATAGCATTGGATTAGGCGGTTTCGCTGGTAGCTTACAATCTGCTATACCCGCATTAGGTGGGGCAGGCGCGGCGGTTGCGGCATTGGCTTTGCCAGTTATCGCAGTTACGGCAGTAGTCGGTGGGCTAATTGCTATATTTAGCGCATTAGCAAAACAAAGCGAGGAAGTTAGAGAAGTCACTCGCTTACAATTTGAAGCCCAACAAGACGCTGAAAAGTTAATCCGTGAAGGTGCTACGAGTACCGAATTTTTAGAAGCAAGAGCCGCAGTGGAGCGTGATTTAGCGGACGCGGAAAGCAAATTAGCACAAGCCCAAGAGGATCGGGCTAATGCAGGGTCTTTTGCAGCAGCGCAAGAATACGAAGAACTTATTGCTGAAAGTGAATCAACAATACGTGAAACAACGTTACGTCTAGGAGAATATAACGAGCTAGTTTTCGACAGTGGGTTAGCCGCTAATGATACTGCATTAGCTGAAGAAGATTTGGCAAAAGAACGCGCAGAAAATGCAGAGGCTTTGAATAATGAGATAGCTGCAACCGAACAACGAGCAACCGCCGCCGCTAGACAAGAATTAGCACTAGGGCAGCAAATAGCAGATGCCACTACAGATAGATTACAGGCGCAAGCGGACGCTCAAGAATTAGCAACATTAGAAGCAGAATTTGCAGCTGAAGACCAAGAGAAACAAGAGCAAAAGCATCGTGATAATTTAGATAATATTGCAAGTGCGGGGCGCGATAACTTAGAACAATTACAAGCTGGCTTCGGTGAGCTTGCAAAAAAACGAGCCGAATCACTTGCCGATGTTGATGCAAAGGGGAACGAAAAATTATCCTCATTGCGAAATGATTTCTTTGAAAGTCAATTAGAATCTACGCAAGACTTCCAGCGCGAAACTGCTAAGATAGAAACCGATACCGCTAAAAAGCGCACCAAACTATTAGAGGATTTGAACGCTAGATTATCCGACGCGGCGCGTGATAATAACGTGATTGCATTCCTTGAGGCACAGCGCGAAGGCAATAAGAAATTAGCCGATGATGCGATAAACGCCCAAGATGCCGAAAAGCAACGAGTAGAAGAATTTGCTAGACAGCGCGAAAATGAGCGCCAAATATTCCTAGAGAAACAAGCTGAAACATTATCAGGAATACAGACTGAAAAAGTTGCGATTGTCGAAGCGTTCAATGAACGACGCATAGCACTAGCCCAACAAATTGAAACTGAAAAAGCCGCTATTGAGGAACGGTTAGTGCAAGAAAGAACACGGTTTGCAGAACAGGAAGCGCGGGAAGCTGAACAAGCCGAAAGAGCAAGGCGACGGGCTGAAATTAGAAATCGTCAAGAACAGCGTGACTTCAATGAACGTTTGGCTGCATTACGTCAAGAGCAAGATATAAAGCGTCAAATAAACCGTGATGAGTTAGCAGCATTAGCCGCGTTACAATCTCAGATAGCACAATTACAAGCCGCCGCAAGCCGGCCAGTAGGGGCAAGCAGTAGAGGGCGTAATAGGTTGGGGCAACGTGGGGCTAGTCGTAGCGCGGGGCGTGGTGCAAGTGGCGCTAGTCGGTCTTCACAGCGTAGACCAAATTCGGGAAGCGCTGGCCGAGCTTTTCATGAAGGTGGTATTATTGATTTTGCAGGTAGTCAGAGTGAAGGTTTTGCACTTGTCAAAGCTGGCGAGATTGTAATAAATCCTGATATGCTTGCTAAAAACAATAGCGCTGGATTACCGTTATCAATATCAGATAGTTTAAGCAATAATAAACCAGATGTTAATATCACATTCTCGCCTAATTTTTCACCTGTAATTGGAGACATTGCCAGCGTTAGCGAAGTTGAAAACGCATTCAGGGCTAATAATCAAGTGCTTATGGACAATTTAGTTAGGACAATTGAGGTTGCAACGGCATGATAGATTTTGATTTAGATACTATCCCCATAGGGACGGTAACTCACGATGATAACGTTTTGTATTTTCATGCTGATGGCATGTCCGCCTCGATTATGTATTATAATAAAAAAATGGTTGAATCAATGCGCCCCTTTTATCCTCATTATGTAGCTGAACGGGATGGTGATAGGATTATCTATTTTAAGGATGTCGTGCCAACAAATGTAAAAATAGAAGTGCTGTTTAGGAATGATACCCTAAAAGATACTCTAAGGTTTTACATTCAAAACTTTCGACAATCTTTTGGAGACTTTATTTATCCCCACGATTTACCCATAGCGGAGTGTGATTATTCAATTAGAAAACGCATTGCAATGGCTACAATGATTATACTTAGCAAGGTATATGTTTTTTTGGAATCATTAGAGTATCGGTATGAGTAGATTAATTCGTTTGTGGAATGGCACAATTAGCGAGAATGATTTACTCAATACATCGTCTTATCTAGTGACCAGCTATACACGTCAAACAGATATGGCAGCAGCTACACAATGGCAAGCCTCGCAACCTGAATTTGGGGTAACGCAAGAATTAGCCGCAGGTTTAGAAGTTGGCAGCGGCAAATTCTATGGCGGTGTGTCGGGTATTATTCAATTTTTCTATCTTACAGAAGACATGAGGCAATTCATAGACGATAACATTATGAGCAACGCGCCAATTGCGGCGGTCACGGCTTATTTACATCATCCAATTGATGGCTTCCAAGTTTATCAAGGCGAATTAGTTACCCCTTTTGCTGCAAATGCCGAAACAAGCTATACACGATTTAGTGATGCGATTTATTCAAACAATCAATATCTATTCCGACGGGGTACGAAGATAAGTGATAGCTATCTTATTGATGAATCTAGTAATTTCATTGTCGATGAAGACGGAAACAAAATCATAACAAAGGTTTGATATGGCAAATAAAAATATTAACGCGTTTGACGAGAAGACTACTATCACTGATGGGGATTTTGTGGTCTTATGGGATACAGCAGGGGCGGACACAAACAAGCAAGACGTGGCAACGTTACGCCGTCCAGAAATTCGGTCAGTAGTAGGAAGCGGCACTCAGTCGGGGGCAGGGGCAAGTGATTTACATATTGCATTAGAACACGCAAGCGCTACGAATTACACGATTACGGGCGCACCAACCATAGGCGATACTTTATCAGTTATAGTTGATACCACAGCCGCGCACACCATCGTTTTAAGCGGGTCTGTGACATTTGACGGTAGCAATAAAACCGCAAACCTAGCAACGGCTCTCGATAGCTTTATCGCAGTCGCTAGAACTGCAACTCGTTGGGATATTGTAAGCAATAATGGCGTAACATTAAGTGCATAGCTAGGTATCATCAAGTAAACTAGACCGCCTTACGGCGGTTTTTTGATTGGATAAAGCTAATAGCTACTACTAGTATATCAGCAGGCGACTTATCAAACCTGCGCTCTGACCAATACATTAGCGATATAGCGCTACACATAACGCCGCTTACTGCTGTTCAAACAGGAACAATCACCGCTGTTCCTGCCCTGTCGCCATTCGTAGATATTACTTGGGATGGTAGCACGACGGGAATAAGTGTCGGGCAATTTGTTAAAATTGTTTCGGGTTCAACGTTAAAAACCTATGGGATTATTCGCAAAGCGCCAGTAAGCACCACGCTATATATCAGCACTACCCCATTAGGGTCACCGGGTTCAGCCACGCGCATTGAAACCGCTATAGCTGTAAATGATACGGTCACGGTTTATAACCATCGTCCGCTATGGAATAGCTTCTCTCGCATAAGCGAAGGTTCGTTCTTTAAGCAATGGGATATCACCTATACAAACCAGAACTCGCAACCTCCACCAGTAATGAATACGGGCGCATGGCAAGCGGTCAAGTTGGCAACGGGCGTAAGCACGCACACATTTACATTACCGCGTTCAGGCGTGAATACTTCATTTGCTTTTGGTTCAGCAACCATTACAAGCTATGCGTGGACATTACCGAGTGGCGTAACTTATGCTACAGGATTTAGCACGACTGATGATGTGATAAATGTTGTAGCCACCGCAGGTTATCACCAAGTATCTTGTCTCCTGACAGATAGCAATAGCGCCACACATACAGCCTATGTGTGGTTATTCGTTTCTGATGGTAGCAGTACAGGATTAAGTTTATCAGAGCGTTATGGCGTAACAATTGATAGCGACAGTCAAACGCGCAAAGGGCGCGAGATTAGTTTTACAGTGACAGGTGATAATTTACAAGATGCCATTTACCCTAGCGCTGGTATTATGCTTCGAGAATTTCCAATACATGGCGGGACAACTCTAACTAATGGTGTGTCAATTGATACATTCATTGGCTATATACATCCTGACGGCTTAAATTTTTCGCACGATGGGAACATAGGAAAAGCGACGGTTCGCGCAGTATCCCCTTTTTTGTATGCTGAAAAAATAGGACAGCCATCACAAGCATTAGAGGAAGTGTCAAGCCCATCACATTGGGCAGAATGCACTTCTGTCTTGAGCAATCCACGCGGTATCTTATATTATGCTATGAAGTGGCATTGCTTAAACTTTTTGGACATGCACGATTTGGACGCGACACAAACCACACCTCGCAAGCATTTCACGCAGTACAATACCAATAGCTTGTCTGCGGCTATGGAGGTATCAGCAGCTACTATCGCTGGCAATATTGGAAGCGCAAGCGATGGCACGACCATGCTAAAAGATAACCCGCTTTATATGGATAACACAGACAGGAACGCATTAGCGGTTATTCTGACATGGCAAGAACAAGATTTGAAACCATCGCTTAATTATTTGATGCGATTCGGTAGCACGTTTGCAGAATCACGTACAGGAGCTTTTGCTTATGATGGTACGACAGATAGTGCGTGGCTCGCGGGTAAACGCTGGCATCAAGGTATTGGCAAAACTGAGTTATCAAATTTTACTGTCACAGTTGCGGACGGTGTGACAAGAATAAAAGAAATGTCAGGACATTATCTAGCTGAACAAAACGCAGACATTCAAGAAATTACAATCGACTTAAACGCTAATCAAGATGTGATAGACCCTGCGCTTATGCTATGGAATAGATTAAATGTATCCTCAACATTTGACCCTAACGGCGTAGGATTTAGTAATGAAAGAATGCTACCTACTCAAGTAAACCGAACATGGGAATTAACAAACAATGGATGGATGAAACGTCTATCGTTAGGCTTGCAACCTGAAACATTCGGGCAACCCGGTGAAGAAATTCCAATTTCATCCGCAAATACTTGGTTATCAGGTGGTTGGTCATCTTCATTACCTGTCCAATTTGAACCATTCCAAGATGATAGCGCATTAGGAAGTCTGGGGATTATCGTCTTGAATGATGATAATGGTAAGCTGGCAATTTGTTACAATATGTTTGCATCAACTTTAGCTTATACGGATTTATCTTCATTCGTGGATAGTGAAACAGTACACGACTTCGCTATCGATTGGAATAGCGCCTATTTTACAGGCAATGATGCGACGGCAAAACTTGCGGCTTATGCTCTGACTAGTTCAGGCTCTACGCTTAAAGTGTGGCGGTTTAACGATATTCTCAATAGTGCAATTGCCACCGAATTGACAACATATACGATGGCAGATAGCTCATGTACTAGCGAGGCAAGGATTGAGTGTTCCGAGACCACACCGACCTATGTCGGGGTTGGATGGCATGACCAAACAGGGGTAGAGTTTGGATATTCTGATGATGGTGGAGCAACTTGGCAAGCAAAGGCAAATGTAGGTAACGCGGTCTCCGATACTGCTAACGATAACGCACCGCTTGGCATGGCAATTGATGGAAACCTGACTTTGATTAGCGCTCCTGATAGTACGCCCGAATATGGTGTCTATAAAGCGACTACCGTAGGCGGTGCATTTAGTGAAGTCACGAATACAGAACGCACAGACGCACCGCAACCGATGATTAAGATTGAACCTGCAGGAACAGTGGCTTATGCTTCATCTGTTGGCAGCGCTGGAAACGATACGGTAACATTTGATGCTGGTGGGTTAGCTTATTCATTATTGGCTGGACAATCAGGGACAGTTCAATCAGGTGGTAATCCTAACAATCGTTTACGCCATGCTGCTCTAACAGGTGGTTTATATATTGGTATAACAGTTGATTTTGGTTCGCCAATTTCAATAACAAATGTCATCTTTGATAGAAAAAGTGTAACAGACGTTGCCGATGTTTCTATAACCGTTGATTCCGTATTATTTATGGCCGCCAATTTTGCAGGTGATTCGCTTGGTGTTTGGGTAAATCATGATTTAGACGGCGAGGGCGCAGCGACTTTCCCAAAGTCGGGGCAAGTTTGGGATATTAAAATACAAAAAGGCGGCGGTACATCAGATAGTAGCTTAGACAATATCCAATTTGTAGGCGCACCTGCTGGTACGACCTCCGAATTATTCAGTGTTGACCCGATTACAGGAAGTGCGGTATGGACGGACATCACACCTGCTAGCGCTGAAGCGCCAGAACGCCCGCACGATTTAGCAATCGATTTAATTGATATTCTAGTAATTGACACCGTATCTGATAATAGCAAAAATTGGTATACATCTATTGACGGCGGTTCAAACTGGAGTACAAGTGAATCATCTAGCAATAAACGCGCCTTCATAAATGCAGGTGATACCTTATTAGAAGGTGGTAACGCAGAAGTCAAGATTAGTTATGATGCAGGTTCATCATTTACTGATTTTACAGGTAATTTAGCGAGCATTTGGGGTACTGTTGGTGTGATTAAGCGGATAATGTCACTATGAGCAAAATTAATATACCAACTGACGTTATTGAACAAGGGATGAATGCTGTTCAAAAGCGGATAGGTAACAATATACGCAATAAACGGTCTGTATTTTTGGGTAATCCGTTAAATGTAGGCTCTATTTATGCAGATACCAATGAGTCACTTGTTTTTGTACATGGTTTAGGCAACGAGCCAGACTCAATTACTACTATTTCGTCATCTGGCATACCAAAAGACAAGCTAATTTATAAGCAACCTATGCTTATAGAGCAATTAGCCAATGGTAGCTGGCGATTTTATAGCGTAGACATAGAAGCTGATACACAATTCAGCGCTGGCATCACTGCGATACAAGACCAAACGCCTATTAATTTATCTCAATTAGATTATGGCACTTTGCACCCTAGCACAGGCTTGGTTTTGTTAGCAAAAGGTGCTATATATGGCACTGATTATGTAGTGGATACCCTCACAGGCGATTTTGCTACAGGAACGGTTCAAGATACCAGCGCAGCGAATATCGTAGTACCGACTACGAACAACCGCGCCATTGGTGTATTGATTCAAGTCACGCCGTCAACAGGCGTTCTAAGTTATAAACAATCGTCAGAATTTAGCGCCACAATTAGCTTACCATCAGCTTATGCCAGCGATTTATTGCCATTACCTGATAGCGGCGCGTATAGGATGGGCTATGCAAAATTAGTTAAGGGCATAACCCAATTTAATTATTCACATCTGTGGGTAGTACCTGAATTTTTGAGCAAGGGGGATTTGTGGCCTAACCCAATAGCAGAAGAAATAGAAATACCATCAGGTAGACAGCAGCACGCTATTGAACAAACACTCAGCGTGACTGGTGTGCTAACCGTAGCTGGCGAGTATTGGTTAGACAATTATCTCATTATTGAGGACGGCGGTCAGCTAATTATTGAAGACGGGGGTCGGATGGTTATTCGCCCTCATATCACTGACCAACCATCATTAATTGCAGCTTCAAGAGAGGTGTCTGCAAATTACACTGTGACGTTAAGTGATGGTAGTATCATGGTAGACACGAGTGCAGGGTCTGATATAACGATCACATTATTACCAGTCGCTAGTTTTGCGCCGCGTTCAGTGCGTATCGGTAAAGCAAACGCAAGCGGAGGGAATGTGATTATAGATGGTGATGGAAGCGAAACTATCAACGGAAACTTAACCGAAACACTAACGGCACAATGGAGTAATGCAATCATCGTAGCTTACAATACCGCATCTGTAGATTATGCAATAGGATAATTATGAGCTTTTATGAAGATGTAAACATAGCTAACCCTATAGCAGCATTTGGGGGTGTAAATGTTATTAATGAAACGCCAAAAGTCCAAATCAAAGCAACCTATGGATTTATGGATAATGTAGAATCGTTTGTATCTACGACTGCGGGGGGAACGGTGGATACAACGCCCGCCGGTTTTGAATGTTCAACAGGTACAACAGTAGGCGGTTTTGCTGTCATTCGTTCTAAACGTCCGATCATTTACCGTCCCGGTCAAGGTTTGTTAGGCAGAATATCTACAATATTCGGCACACCTGCTGCACTTTCCACACAACAAGCAGGCATGTTTTCAGTTCAAGACAGTCTGTCATTCGGTTATGATGGTTTGGATTTTGGGATATTGCATAAATTCGGCGGTGCGGTTGAAATCCAACGTTTAACAGTGACAGGCGCAGCAGGGGGTAGTGAGAATGCAACCGTGACAGTTAATGGCACGGGTTATACCGTACCTTTGACATCTGGAACAGTACAACATAATGCCTATGAGATTAATGTCTCACTGAATAGTCAAATAGCTGATTGGACATTTACTCAAAATGACGATACGGTTGAAGGGCTTGCACAAATTGATTTGGATTTGGTGGGCGCGTTTACTTTTTCGTCAGCAACCGCAACAGGCACTTGGGCAGAACTCCAAGCGGGCAATGTTTCAACTGAAAACTGGACACCGCAAGCTAATTGGGATGCACAACCTTATAGCGGTTTCGACCCTGCGTTAAATAACGTATACCAAATTGATACACAATTTTTAGGCTATGGTAATCCTGCTTTTTATATTGCCAATGCTACAACCAGAGCTTTTGAAAAAGTGCATACAGTAAAATATCTAAATACCACAACCGCAGAAACTAATCTTAAAAATCCATCACTTAACGTTGGATGGGTAGCGGCTTCATTAGGTAGCACGACAGATATAACCATGTATGGGGGTAGTGCAGCATTATTCACACAAGGCAAAGACGAATTACTGACAACTCCAAAATCAATCAGTAATACAAAAACAATCGGCACAAGCGAATTAAGTATATTGACAATTCGAGATCGCTATATATTTGGTGGCGCACAATCAAAAGCTGAAATAATACCAAACGCTCTAACAGTCGGTAATGAAGGCAATAAGATAGCAATTATTCGCCTCGTTAAAAATGCGGTTTTAGGTAATGAGACGAATTATCAATATGTTGATGAGCAATTTTCAGTAGCAGAATTTGATACTGCTGGGACTACTGTTAGCAATGGCGCTGAATTAGGAATTATACAGGTAGCTCCCGGAGGTGGAATTGAATTAAATTTACGAGAGTTTCTTGGTGATTCTGCACTTGAACCCGGCGACACCTTGACAATTTCTGCCATATTCTTATCAGGCGCGGCAGCAGACATAGGTGTTAGTATCAACTGGCTACCAAACATTTAGGATGAATTATGAGTTATAGAGTTATCAACAGAAAAAACCAAATTGTTCTTGAAAACGCGACATTAGAAGAGGCTCGTAAAGAAGTAATTGATTTGATTAATAAACGCCAAGATAGACAAGCGACTAAGGATAATAAAAATAGACAAGTTCGCGCAACAATAACCCCATTTTTTAATTATGATGAGGACGGCGGACTTCTTGAGGAATTACGTATTATAAATCATGAAGATATTGACAAACGTGTGATATTCGCGGCAATTAAACACGATAGCGTTTTAGAGGAATAAGAAATGACAAAAGCCCCGCTTAATATTACAGAACAAAGTACAGTCCCTACCACAGACATTGTAACTAATGATATATATTTAGATGATGGTACGAACACGTCATCGGCGCAACCGGGTTGGAGGCGTTACAATGGGTCATTTTGGGAAGATATAAGCGCCGCAGCAGGGGCAAGTTTGCCAGTTGTGGATACAACGGGCATAGCAAAAGGAAGCGCAGATGCTACCAAAATCGCACGTTTAGAAGTCGACGGGCTAACAACTGCTACGACTCGCGTGCTAACAGTCCAAGACGTTGATGGCACAATATTAGTTACGGGCGGTAGTGATGTTGTCGTTGCTGATGGTGGTACGGGTAGAAGTTCACATACTGCATACGCTGTGATTACAGGCGGTACGACTAGCACCGCAGCACAGCAAAGTATCTCCAGCGTTGGCACTAGTGGTCAAGTGCTGACTAGTAATGGTGCAGGCGCGTTACCTACTTTCCAAGCTGCTGCGGGTGGAGGAGGTGATGTCACAAAAGTAGGTACACCTGTCGATAATCAAGTTGGTGTGTGGACTGGTGATGGCACGCTGGAAGGCGATACTGCACTCACATTTGACGATGCTACCGACATTTTAGCAATAGGCGCAAGCGGGGGACTAAGTTTTGGCGCGATAGCTATTCTTAATGACACCGCAGGAGCTATGGAATTATCGAATATTGATTCTATTGATGCCACTACAAAAGCAACATTCCAAGCGGCAATAACTAATCTAGCGAATTTAGTAGAAGTTGGAACAATTGCAGCAGGCGTTTGGAACGGGACAGATATAGCGGTTGCTGATGGTGGTACGGGTGCAAGCGATGCAGCAACAGCACGAACAAATTTAGGGCTTGCTATTGGTACTGATGTACAAGCACAGGAACTAAATCTAACAAACGCAACTGAATTGACTATCGCGACTGGCGTGATTACACGTACTCAAACATACCACACAGTCGATACAGAAGCCGATGCTTCTTCTGACGTACTAGCTACAATTAATGGTGGGACTCAAGGCGATATTTTAGTAATACAAGCTGCAAATGATGCCCGCACAATCCAAATTAACAATTCAGGTAATATTCGCACATACTTAGCAGGTACAATAAATTTAGATGAGGATCACAAAGTTGCGTCTTTCATTTATGATGGGACGAACTGGTTAGAGATTAGCAGTATTGACGCTGTAGTAGCTAGTGCAACATTTCTTAGTGAAGGTGTTGTGGAATTAGCGACTGCTGCTGAAACTCTGACAGGAACGGATAATGCGAGAGTTCCGCCAGTGTCATCTATCGTGTCCGCTATACAAGGCAACGCTTATACATATGCTGCTGACGCACAAGCCGATGATACATATAAAATATTTCTAACACCTGCGCTGACGGATTATGTAGATGGTGATATATATCAATTCAAAGCAAACACGGCGAACACGGGTGCAGCCACACTTAATATCGATTCATTAGGCGCAATATCTATACTAAAACGTCATGACCAAGCTCTAGCGGATAATGACATTGAAGCAGGTGCAATGGTCGCTTTGATGTATGATGGCACAAATTTCCAAATGATGTCTCAATTAGGGAATACACCGGGCGGTGGTGCATCAACACACGTCGAAAATCTAGACGATATAGGCTCTACATCAACCACGTCTACAACAGGTGTTGATGTGGCAAACTCATCTTTTTCTTATACTGTCGTTGGTGGGAATCTATTAGTTACTTTTCATAATACACAAAGTAGTGGCAGTACCGGAAACCCGCCACAGGTGCGAATTGTGGTGGGAGCAACAAATGGCGCGTGGCAAGAAACAGCACAAGGCGCGACTGCTTTAACATCGACAGTGACTGAAGCATTTACAGGCATTTCGGCAGGCGCAGCAACAATCAAATTGCAGATAAAATCAACAACAGGGGTAAGCGTAACGATAGATACGTTATCGGCCACCTCTACACATGTGATGGCAAGCGTAGTAGATGGATAAATCATGAAACGATTTGATAGGACAAGCAACGCACAAAAATTGTACGAAGAAATAGAGGCAATACAATCGGGTGTGGTTATCACGTTTACACGAGATTATATAGAATACGATGAGACACCATTCTCAATAGAAATTCAAAACACCATTGATGCTGCAATTGTGGCGCACAATGAATCTGATTTGACATCTGAACAGCAAGAGAAAATAACCGATAGCAATTCATTTGATGATTTGCTGGCAACGGCACAAGCAGGTATTGACCAAATAGTAAACGATAAAATTACAGTTAATAACGCTGCTATTCCTGCTGATATTAAAATAGTGTTGAATAATCTACTAAATCGTCAAACTAAGGAAATCAAAGCATTAGCGGGCATAATCAGGAAGCTATCGTGAAACGCACAATCGCCAAAATATGCGGTATTCTGCCATTTGCAGCTATACCGCTTGCGATTGTACTATATCAATGGCTATATCTATAAATTGATTGTTGAATACAGTTTGCGTAGGCGTTGACC